TTGGGGAATAACTTTTCGCTGACCATGACGCCAGCAACGAATGCAGCCGCTGGCACAGCAACAGCCGCAAGACCGGCGCCAGCGCCAGCCCCCGAGCCCGCGCCTACGCCAACGCCACCGGTTTTTCCTGCGATTAAACCCGTGTATGTTGCGCTGCTAACGCCGCCCGGCAATGCCCCCGCCCCAACAGCGCCAACCCCGCCGCCCGTAAATCCGGCGACGCCTGTTCCGCTGAGTGCTTCGCCGACGATAGGCGCTGTTTCAGGCAACGCGGTAACGACAACATCCCCGGCGATGACTTGCGCGCCTGGGCCAGCAACGATTGCGCCCGACTGTATAGCGCCGCCCCCGCCGCTTGAAGCGACAGACTGCCCGCCGAATCCTGTTGTGCCTTTGAGCGGTCCGCCAGCAATAATCTTTGTTCCGCCGCCGCCCCCGAACAAAGCAGTTATTCCTTTGCCGCCGCCACCCCCACCAAGCGCTCCGATATTGAAACCTGCAAAGCCTTGGCCTGCCAATAACCCCATAATCCCTGACGTCAACCATGCCGCTATCATTTCGGCAATCATTTTTTTCCAAATATCGAGCAACGTTTCGGCGAAGTCTTCGAAGGATTTTATACCGTCTTCCCACAGCGCATCGTAAATCAACTCACCAAAAGCGCGTTGCATGTTCTCGACAGCGTTATCAAATATTTTTTCCCACTGCTCGATCATGTCAATACTTTCTTCCAACGCTTTTGTTTCGGCTTGGATTTCCCCGATCAATTCGCGAATCTTCTCTTTTTGTTCTACTGTCGCCATTGCTCCGGCTTTGCGCACTGCTTCCTCTTTCTCGCGTTCGTCGTTGCCGAGGCGCATCAAAATAAGTTCGTCTTCAAGCAAAGCGATATAATCAACCACGTCCTTTTTCTGCTGTAGCAATTCTGCGCCTGCTTTTTCTGCTGTCTTGACCCAATCGTCCCATTCTTTCTTCGCGTCTTTCGCCATTTTCGCTGCGGCTTTGCCTGCTTCTTCCGCAGACTTTTTCCACTCGTCGAATGCCGCTGCATTGTCGAGCGCATCTTGCGCCGTTTTTTCAAGTTCGAGTCGGTTCAGCGCTTCGCCCATCGTGACTGTTCCGCCATGTACTGCCATCATTACAGCGCCAAACGAGTCCATATTGTCGGTCAACGTTTTGGTTTTTTCGGTTAGTTCATCAGTCGAGCTAAACAAGTTTTTAACAACTGTATTTAATTCATTCGCCGCTTTCGTAACGTCGCCCGTCATCAGCGCCCATAACGCCGCTTCAATGCTCGCTTTGTTTTCTAAGCCGGTGAATTCTGCAATAGTCGCATTGACTCCCCCTAACAGTTCAGCCAATGCGAGGATGGCATTTTTCAATTTAAGCCCGATGGAAATTGAAAGGTTATCAACGTCAGCGATAAAAGTTTTCCATTTAAAATCCAACGCCACTTTTAATTTGTTCGCTGCGATTTCAGTCTCGCCCGCTTTCTCATTCATCTTGACCATATTGTCGGCCAAATCTGACGCGCCCGATCCGGTTATTACCAGCGCGCCTTTCAAACCTTCGAGTCTGCCGAACAATTGCGCCATGCTGTCTATGTTTCCTTCTGTTGCTTCTTTCACGTCCTCCATGAACTTGACAAAGCCTTTTGCTTTTAATGCCGTTGTTGAAAAATCAAGCCCTAAACGTTCCGCTTCCGCGCGCGCTTTCGCTGTCGGTTTTGCAACTGCTGCAAGAATACCGGTCAACGAGGTAAACGCTTGCGCAGTACTGATGCCGCCCTTGGTTAACGTTGCAGTTGAAGCGAGCAATTCATCGAGCGAAACGCCCAACTGCGCAGCGATAGGCGCAGCGTCGCCGATTGATTCTGATAATTCGCCGATTGTAGTTTTGCCTGCCTTGACAGCCACAAATAAAGCATCAGATATTTCTGTCGCATCGCCTACTTGTCCGGCATAAGCGTTCATGATTGATGTCAGACCGTCGGCGGCCGTTTCGATGTCTGTGACGCCGCCCAAAGCAAGTTTGTTCGCCACAGTCAGCGTGTCGGTTGCTTCAGCAGCGCTCGCCGCCCCGGCAGATATAATCGAATATAATGCACTCGCTTGCTCGATTGAACTTGGGCCGAACTGCGAAGCAAGTTCTTTAACGCTCGCTGTCATCGAATCGAGGCCCGACGTATCATCCAACAGCGTTGACACTTCGAGCATTTTCTTTTCAAATTCTGCGGTACGTTTTATCGCTAGACCGAGCGCGCCGACAACACCAACGCCCATTATTCCTGAGAATAAGCGCATTGAATTTCCGGCAAGTTTCGACGCTGCGCCCATCTTTTTCGCAGATCGGCTGGCCGCGTTCATCGACTTCGCAGCGCGATCAACTTCTTTACGCGTAGTACGGACAACACCGATCATTCCTTTTCCGTCGCCGATAAATCGGACACCAACAGTTTCAGATATGCCCATTAGCTATCCTCATTCAGATATTTTTTTGCTTCGTTAGCCATTCGCACAATTATCGCCGCGCTTTCTTGTTTGTCTTCAATGTTTGCCAAATCAATCGCCGCTATGATGTCGGTCAATGAAATATGTTTGTGTAGGGTAAATGGTTTTTTCATGCCTTGAACGAATATCACTTCCGTTTGCCAGCACGTTTGCGCGAGTAGATACGCTTCGAAAGTCGAAACGCTTTCTTCGAGCATCAGAAAATTGCCATCGTCGTCGACCCATTCGAAATCTCCGAACGTTGCTTGCACCAAGCCCTCGATTTTTATGCCCAGGACTTTGGCATCGTTTTCGGCGTCTTCAACTATTTGGCCGCCGCCCGCCGCTACATAGCGTGCAGCCTCGATTAGTTTCCCGCTTTGACGTTTCTGCTTTGCACTTTTTTTATGTAGTGCTGCCATAAAGCATGACGCACGCACGCATCCTCGAGGACTATTTTCACCGCTTCGTCGCCTTGCACCGGTTCGCCTTCTGCGTTCATCACGTCATCAACATCATCCAACACATCGTCGAGCAGGTCCTTGCCGTCTTTGATGCAATCTTCCAACTGCGTCTTGCTCGCCATTTTAAAATGGGCAACGAGCGTTCCTTTTTCGTCGCGTCCATCTTCGCCAGGGAACCAAACGGTAACTTCTGTTTTGAATCTGCGCTTTGGGTTCGCTTTTATAGCCATGTCTTTTTATCTCATTTTAGGGTTGAAGGGATACCGCCCCGCGCGCATTCGACGACACACAGGAGGAACACGCCCGCCAATAGGGGCGCGCGAGGCGATAATAGTTGCCAGCGCTCGGGATTCGTCGCCTACCGCGCGCTGTTGGGATAATGCACATAACCCTATTGGGTGCGATTAGAACGCGTTAGGCGCTACGTGGTGGTGATTTGGAATTCGTCGTCGCCTGAGACGAATTGGAACACGACATCCATTTCCCAAGTTTTAACCCCGTTGTCGTCGCCTTGCGTCAACTCTCGAATCTGCATCGCAGGGGCATCGAACGTAATTACGTTGCCGGTGCCGACGCCATGAACGATTTGCAATACCATCGGGGTATCTGCCGCCATAAGTTGCGGAAAGTTCACCGCTGAAGCAAGTTCCTGCGTCACGATCAACTGCCCGCTGCTTACGCGGTCAACAATTAAAACTTCTTCGCAACCCGGGTTATTGAGCGGCACAACTTCGTTACCCATGTCAAAGTTAAACGAAATCATCTTGAACGTTGCACACGCGGCAGAACGCGCGCCAATGGTCACGGTCGGCGTGTTCGCTTGCGTCACCGCCATCGGGATTTTGAACGCGGTATAGGTCGGCGTCGGATCAGCGCTCGCTGTCGGGTCTGCATACAACGCATTCATGTCGAATTCAAAAAGCGGCAGCGCTTTGCTCGCGAGTATCATTCGCATATTGCCGCGCGCTCCGAGTTGCGCTTGCTTGTTGCCGTCGTTGTGGTGGTGAATCGTCAACGAATCGAACGCAGCGGAAACCGGATCGTATTCGACGCTGGTGGCTACGTTGATTGTTTCAGCGAGCCCGCAACCTTTGAGTAAAGGCGCATACGCTGGAGGGGCATCGACTGCGCCCCCTGCTCCTGCCGCTTCAACGCCAAACGACAGCGCGGTAAAAGGCGCAACGTGAATTACACCGCGCGAGCCAAGCGTCGCGTTGTCAATCTCGCGCTCTACAGTATCACCCTGCACAGGCTGCACGTCGAGCGCTTGCGTCAACATCGCATCGGTTGCACCGACGGGGGCGGCATCTGTTCCGTAAGTCACTTCTTTTTTCGCGAGAATAAATCGCTTTTTGGTCAATAATGTCATTTCAAGTTACCTCGATGTTATGACGGGTTTATTTCTCGCCTTTCGCGGGAACGGGTTTCTTCAACGGGTCTTTTTTCTCAGATCGCGGAATAGGCGCCCCCGGTGGGCGCGTCGCAGGCTCAACAAGTTTCGGCTCGTCGTCTGCAAATTCCTTTCTGTATGTGCCGCCTGATTTGCTCATGGGTCGCACCTCAATAGGGTTGGCTGTTCTACTTCAAAAAAATGGATGTATTGAACAAACGAAGTGTTTTGTTCTATCAATTCGCCGCGCAAATATTTGATGGTGTCGTAAGTCGAATCAATTTGGAAACCATGCAGCGCGGGCAACAGTTGGTCATCAACGTCGGCGAGTTGTTCAACGCCGCCAAAGATCGGGGCGTTACACATTACGATTGTTGGGATAGTCCACACGACGCCTTGATTGTGTTCTATGCTGTCGCGCAGTTGCCCGTTTGCGTCGGGTTGAATCAAAAAGCAAACAGGCAAAGCGTATTCTTTTAAATTGGCGGCAATGTCTTCGATGCGCGCCGAGTATTCAATAGAAGTAAAAACGCCCGCTGTGTTACTCAGGATTTGGTTATAAATTGGTGTGAGGCGCATCACACATCCTCAACGTAATCCAACTCTAACAACCATGATGCGTTGATGTCGTCGCTCTTATGTGAAAGCACGCGATAACGTTTCGAGTCCCTTACAAGTTTATCGTTTTTGCGCGGGTTCGATAAATCGATTTTTCTGCATGTGAACCCGGGCGACACGTCAACAAGATCGATAACACCCGCGCCTGACAACAGCCCAAAATTATCGTTCCACATTCCCCGGATCGTTAGTGATAATCCGGTTTGCGGTTCGTAGGTGACATCTTCGCCGAGCGATGCGAATATTTTTTCATCGCCTTGCGTTAGCAGTTGGGCAAACGTTTTTGACATCCGCTTTTATTCGGGGGCCGCTTCGCCGCCTTCTCCTGCGTCGTCTGTATCGTTCGCATCGTCTGCGCTTGCGTCTGCCGCTACGTCTTCCGCTTTCGCTTTTCTCGTTCGCGGTGTCGCTGCTTCGATTGCCCCGGTTTTAACTGCGGCAACGTCTTCGACTTTCATACCGAATTCTTGTGCGATGAATTCATAGGAGCGTTGGTCGCACATGACCGCGTTGTGAATCTCGGGCTTTAATTTTCTCATTTTCATTTCCCCATAAGGCGCAGAGACACCATTGTCTCTGCGCCGTGTGCGACTTGGCGTTGGGTTAGGTTAGTTTAGGTGTTTGTCCCCTTGCGCAGCGTGCGCGGCCGGGTGCAGATCGGCAGCGGGTTCGACTGTGTTTCAAGCGCCACGTATTTTTGAAACTGCGCATCGATTGCAGTCTTGGCATACTTCGGCAACCCAATCGTGTTGACCGTCTCGACGTAATTTGCCGGTGCATAGTACAGATCGAAATTGTCAGGGGTGCCGACCGGGAAGAAACGCGCTTCAGTGTCAGGGATGAACGTTACGCCACCGACGCTTCCGCGATATTCCTCGAACAGGATGCCGCCGTATTGAAACGTGCGCCGCGCTGTTTGCCCGCGCATCCATTCGCCATCGCGCCAGCGGTCATATGCCGTCAAGCATTCGCTGTGCGATACCAAGTCATCCATAAACGTTTTCCCAACCAGCGCTTGGACGCTCGTGTAGGGCACTGCGCCGAGTTCGTCTTCCATTTCGCGGATAACTTTCGAGCAATTTTTGCGCACCGCGCCCGATGCTGGCGTCGCGTTGTCGAGATCAAAATCGACATCAGC